AGATTTCCACCTATAAATTCACAGTTTATCCACTCATAATCACCTTTCAGATCACCTAAGACACTTGGAAATTCTATAAAGTTTTCTATTTTTTCCCACTTAGTCCACTTATAGAGAGGACTTCCCGGTTCCCTATATCCCTTTACAGTTAGAGCGGGCTTTTTCCGGCAGTAATCAACACTTATATGATCACCTTCAAAGATTTCACACCAGAACTCAGAAGGATGTAAAGAGTCTGTGAAGTTCTCAATCCACTCTCTACGAGAGAAACGCCCCATACCCAATAAGTTAAAGGAAGGACGCACAATATAAAAGTCGGACTTAGGAACTGGAACCCCAGGAGGGCCGCAGTTATATCCTAAAATCCGACTTAGAAATAATTTATTATAAACCCAAAGATCTTCATTATGAATGATATCCCACTCTTCAGAAGAATCTAAGAGATACATTATGGTTTTCCCTGTCCTCTATAACGTTTCTTTGCACCATTTCGTGAACTGGAAGCGTATTTTGTATGCTTCCCAAGTCCCTGACGAGTTGATTTGGGTTTAGATTCAATCTTTTGTCCATTCAACGAAGGCCGTTTTGCCATTTAAATTTCCTCCAATTCAAGTTGAGATACATCAAAGTCTTTATTATGATAGAACTCTTGAGAAAGTTCTTCAAGAATCTCAGTACATTCTTCGTAACTGAGATTCTGATATATTTTACGTCCTTTGTAGAGGATGTTAAACATTAGATTACGCGAGTCTTCTCGTGTCCTACTCGAATACGTGGATCACACCAGATCTCAAATCCTTTCTCTTTTGCATCGAGACAGAATGAAACATCCTCTCCACACATATCTTGAACTGCACCAGATTCAAATACTTGCATCTTCGGAGCAAACCAAGGATACTCAAGATTTTCAAAGACACCGTTCTTAATCAGAACCCATCCAAATCCAGTATAATCAACGGTAAATGGCTTACGACGCTTCTGAATCGATTCAACGGTTTCGTGATTCATCACACCACCGTTCTTACGGAAATCATCTTCTTCCAACCAATGAGCAACTGAAGTTGTGTGACCATCTTCTGTAGCATACCATCCAGCAACGATTTCTTTTTCTTCTCCTTCAGCAGAAAGAGCCATATCACAAAGTTGCCAGAACTTCTCAGTGTTGAATACAATGTCACTATCAATCCAGAGTTGATAATCATATTGTAGTTTACCATCCCAAGGAATCTGCTTCGGACCACGGAGAACATTTGCACCAAGCACTTTACAACGTGCAAAGTTTACCATTGATGAGTAATCCTGAGAAATCTGAATACTCATATTGTTTTGTACCAGATCAAAACAAAGTTGTACAAATGCCTTCAGAAAAATAAACGAACATCCTCTGCCAGGAAGACAGAAAACAATCGATTTTCCTTTCATTCTTTCTTTGATAGCCTCATAGTCCCATTGCTCTGCTGCTGGTTTGGGAGATGCTGCTTTTACTGTAAATCCTTTTGCCATAAGATTGTTTTTGTTTCAGTTCAATTTTATCAGTTTATATATGTCTTGTCAATGAGATGACTCAAAGACAATTGCCTTATTTGTCAGTACTTCTTCGTATGAAAGTATCGAATGATCTGACACCAACTCTGCAAGGCGCTTGAGGGCGATCCAGGTTGTATGAAACTCTTCTTCCTTCAAAGAATGATAGATACACTTCCCTTGAGCATAGATGTGATAAATTTTTTCTCCGGAAATTTTTTCCATAATTCTTATTTGGTCACCGCATTATATATGAGAACTAAAAGAAACCCAAGGGGCACCCAGATTATCTTAGGATAGCGTATTAACCATCCTGCAAGTACAACCTTCCAGAAATTCCAATAAGGTTTTTGTTTCTTATTTGTATAGTAAAAGGGTCTCATAGGTCCTTGTGGCCACGGAAAATTTTTTTATGTCTTATAGTTCTCACGCTCTTTGTCACCTCTGTAGGTTAGGGTAGTTATGGGTTTTTATAACGGCAGGGCGGGCGGACATAACGCCGCCGTTATACCCGCAACTGCCATTCACGAATGCTCCGAACGAATGGGAGGGGGTCACCCCACCCCACGGTAGTCAGTGTGAAGTCCTGCCAGTTCCACTGCAGTAAATCCGTCGATTCCTTCCCGAGCATAAGCGGCGGAGGAGTGGGAGTTGAGCTGGGGGCGACCCTTGGCAACGTTGGTGCTGATCCATATGGTCTGGCGAGTGGTGCGGTCGGATGCGATGTTCCAGAGTGCCATGGTCGGGTGTCGGTTGGACTGAGAGAATTGTAGCACGAAAGGGGGGATCAGTACCCCAACCACTCCAGGAACTCCCCAGCGTCAACCCCGCCGAAGGAAGCGGTCGTCCCATAGTCGGTGCGGAAGTCATCCCACAGACCGTGGATCTTGGCAGCGTAGGCAGCCTCAATCCAGAAGATGGTCCCGTTGTCGGGGTTGGTGATGGAGGCGATCTGAGCGGGGAAGCAGGAGTCGGTCATCGGGGTTGCTTGTGAACTGAGAGAATCATAGCACGGATCAGACCAGGCGGCGGCCGTGCTTGCGGATCTCACCAGCGGAGATGCTGACGCCGATGCGGGGATCCTTTGCCTTGCCGTTGCGCTTGGTGGCGTACTGGCGTTGTGCTTTGGGCAGCAGCAGGGAGAGCACCGTATCAGAATCCAGAACCCAAACCTCAGCAACCTGAGCCCCCTCATAACGGGCGTAGTAGTGGCGGGGGTAGCATCCGATCTTATGCTCGATCAGATAGGCCTCCTGCTCCTCCCAAGTCGGTTGAACGCTGATGCCGTTGTAGGTCGCGGAGATCTGAGCGCCGATGGTGCTTTTGTACTCTACAGGGGTGCCATCCGCTTCGAAGGCATCAGCACCGCTGTAGGTATCGGCAACGGTGTGGCCCAGCAGGCAGGCAAGGTGGATCTCACGGGAGCGGGCATAGGACATCGGATCACCAGCGTTCAAAGCATCCGCTGCCTCATACAGAGCGGCGAAGGCATCGAGGTACTGTTGCTGAGCGGCGGTGATCGTGGTGGTGGTCATCGGTTCAGGTGTCGTTTGAGAGAATTGTAGCACGGGAGGGGTCAGCGCCCCTCAGTGTAGTCTCCGATGATGACCCCATTGCAGCGGACCTGGGCGTATCCGTACTCCTCAGACAGGGAGAGGCAGAGGTCCCATGCGCGGTCCAGGTCGTGGGTGCTCTCACTTGCGTAGGTGTCAGAGGGAACGTAGACGGTGTAGCGGGTCATCAGGTCGTTTGCTTGGTATGGAAGAATTCTACAGGGTCAGGTGGGGGGTTCAGTTCCCCCCTTGTGTCAGTGCCTCAATCGGCATAAAGGCGGGTGAAGTCCTCCAGGAAGTCGCGTGCCTCATCACCACTCATGCGGGCGATCATCTCAGCGGCGATGGTCTCCCAGGAGTAAACGTCTGCCAGTTCGTAGATGGCGCACTTTGCCTGGTTTGCGGTGAGGCGGGTGGCGGTGATCGTGGTGGTGTTCATCGGGTCCGTTGCTTGTGAACTGAGATCAGTATAAGACCCCCAGCGGATCATCCGAGGGGGCCAGTGGTCAGTGTCAGAATTGGATGGGCTCAGCGGTCGGTTGTGCGCTGTCGTCGCTAGGGTTGGCGATGGTCTCCAGAATCTGGAGGATGCTGTCGCCGTTGGTGCCTTGACGGAGCAGGGACAGAGCCAGGTCGCGGGTCATTTCAAAAAGGGGTAGGATGGTTGGAGCAGTCTTTAGGGCGCTGCAGTTCCCATTGGTCAGAGTGCTTCCTGTTCGTTCAGGATGCCGTAGGCAACCTCAAACCCGTTATGGGTGCGGTAGATGCCCAGGTAGGCAGGACCGATGCTCATTGCTGCTGCCTCATCACCGACACGGGGGCGGGTAGCGAGGGCAGCGTAGAACAGAGGGGCAAGGAAGCGAGGGGTGCGGATCAAGCGGAATCGGGTGGTGGTGATCATAAGGATTCTACAGGGTCGGGTGGGTCAGAATGCGAGCAGTTGGTCCAGATCCCATTGTGGCACATCCTGAACGGTGCCCCCGCAGTTCTTGGCAAGCCACTTGTTAATGTGCTTAGTGGTGGTTGCGCTCCACTTGTGAGCAGTGCGGATCCAACCCTTACCAGGCACCAGGGCAGCAACGGGGGTAGTGTAGGAGACCAGTACACAAGTGCCATCGGCAAGTTGCACTTCGGTCATGTTGCTGCCGATCTGTTGGACGATCATCGGTGTCGTTTGAACTGAGATCAGTATAAGGGGTCAGGGTGGGGTCTGTGGTGACCCCTTGTGCCAGTGCCTCAGGCGGCTGCGAGGGTAGATTCCAGGCAGACTTCGCGGGTATCCATCACAGCATAATCAAAACCCTCATTCTCCTCCAGATGCTTCAGGTAGGCATCTGCAGCAGAGAAGCAATCGAACAGGCGGAGGGAGCGGAAGTCCTCTCCCTCATAATCGAAACCACCCATCACAGCGTAGACTTTCATCTGAGGCGTGTCGTTTGAACTGAGATCAGTATAAGGGGTCAAAGGTCACCAGGTGGGAGACCAGTGGTCAGCCATCCAACCGTCCCTCACCGCTTGCCTTTTGTCATAATCTTCGGCAGTGTAGAAGTCATCACAATCCCTCTCATCATAAGTGTAGTGATCATCTGCACCGTAGGAGTCACCGTGAGCGAAGGAAGTTGTGATCATTAGTGAGTGTTGAGAACGTGAACAAAATCAAGAGAAAAGACACACCAACCAGTGCAATCTGTCACCTCTTCAACTAATGCTTGAGCGATGGTTTCATCATCATCTTCATCATCAACTTCAACCTCAAAGACATTACCAACCACAGAATCTACAACGTCCTGCTGTTCCTCTGTAGTGAAATCTTCCTCATCAAAGTCAAAAGAAACTTCAGTAACTTGCAGGGTAAGAGTTCTCATCAGTAATCGTAATCAGCGTTCAGGTATTCATTGAGGTTGAAATCATCGGCATCATCGAACTCTGGAATGTCGAAGATTTCACCAGGGGCGTCTTGAATCTCACCCCAGAAGTCAGTGTCGAAATCCATTGGAATCCCTCAGGAACAAACGTAGTATGGCATCAATCCAGGACCTCCACAAGGGAGGATGTGACACCTGTTCAGGCGGCACACTGAAATCGACCGTGGTTGAAATTCGCGTTAGAAAAGACCTCACGATTCACGAGTTTCATCATACCAAACTCATTGGAGAGAACGTAACCCTCAGAGTCGATACGATTGCCATACAGGTATGCTGCAGGACCATCATTGCGACAGAGGAACAAACAATCGTCTTTGATAGACTTCACCAGTGCCCACAAACGCAGGAGGTTAATGTCACAATCGAAGTCCTCAGGGTTGACCTCTTCACCAGCACGAATGCAGGCATTGATTTGTTGCTTAATCTTTGCTGCCTCTTTATCAGTTACAAACTCACAAAGAGTAGACATCTGACGGGCAAAGTTGCAGACTTCTTTTACATCAGCAAACGATTCTTGACCGTACTGAATGTATGCTTGGGGTTTCACGAATTTCACATAAGATGTATCCGTGATGGTAAACTTCATCGGATGTGCTACAGCATCCCGCAGATCATTCTCTGCAATGTAGTAAGTGTGAGGAGCAACAATGATCTCCTGATCTACTACCTCAGGGAACTTGTAAGTAATCGTGTTGGGGCAATACTCATCACTACCGCCAAAACCAATAAAGTCCCCTTGAATGATAGCGTCTGTGCGAGGAAGATAATCAAAGCAAGCGTGCAGAATAGTTGCAACCTCACCTTGATAGAACGCATCAATTTCTTCATGAGAATGTGCAATGCGAATCTTTACTTTGTTGAACACAGCTTTGGTGCCAACGAAGAACTTATCAGTTGCAGGGTTTGTTCCCCATACAATGGCAGGAGCACCATCAATCTTCACGCTCAGATGACCCCGAGCAGTGAACCAATCAAGGCACGAAAGGTCACCCGTGAGGATGGTATCTTCGGGGTGTTCTTGGTGTTTGTTTTGCATGGTCTTAGTATGGCACGGAATCAGGGTGAGCACAAGAGGTCTTATGCCACTAGGTCAACTGTCACTCTCC